CTGGACAGCCTCATCTTCACACAATAATTTTATCAACGCATCTAATCGAGCATCATCTTCAGCCTCCATCCGCGCCACCTCCGTCACCTCCACTCTGGCCCCCGCCAACTCATCTCTTACATTCTTCCGCTTCAGCCGTTCTGCCTCCTTCATGGCGACCGCGGCCGCCTTACCGCGCGGCTTATCGCGCGTCTTAACGAGCGTTTTAGTACGGAAGAATGTACCCGGTTTCCCCGGCGACTTTCTTATCCCTCTCAGCCCCGACCTCTTGGTCGAGTTTTCGGGGATTTTGGTCCTCTTAGGTAAAGTAGTAGTGGTTCGTTGCATTATTATTTATAATATAACATAGAAAAAAAAACCATATTTAAGGATTATTTAATATAATAATATATATGGATTTAAAGAATATTTTAAATTCTAATAATCAATCAGATAATGTCCAAGTCCACAAAAAGCCGTCTTATTCACCAAATATAAATAAATCTAACGCAAATAATTATTCTAATAAAAATGAAATTGATGAATTACTTGAAAAAGAAAAACAAACTTTATATCACAGATCATGGAATAAATTAGATAATTCTTCTAAAAATAATTTATTTAAATCATTTGTTTCTTCTGAAAAAGAAAAAAATAATTTAGATGAAAAACAATCTTTACTTTTAACAAATTTACTTGTTAAAAATATAAAAAAATTAAATAGAGCATCCGAAGTTAATTATGATCAAACTGAATGTAAAATTATTAAAATTAATAATCTATTATATAATGAAAAAGATAAATCATATTCACTTAAAATAAATACAAATAAACCTAAATCTAACTCTAATAAATCTAAATCTAAATTAGATAAATTTATTAAATAATTAAGATATATTCATTAATTCATCAAAATATTTTTCTATTTCTTGTTCTTGTTCTTTTAATAGAAACATGGAATCATGTTTCTTTAATTTAACTCTACTACCTTTCATATATTTATCCATATTATCAGATATTTCACTTACTTTTTTAATAACATTTTTATAATATATTAAATGTTTCTTTATTAAATTAACTATAAAAATATAATTTAAAAATATATTATGAATATGTCCACTTATATTATCATCTTTATTAATATCATTAAATTTTAAATATAATAATTTGCCTTTCATACTTAAATCCATTAATACTTCCATATTAACTTTATCAATACTTTCAACCATTTCATCTATATAATTATTTAAATTATCAGTATGTTCTTTAAATTTATAAATACTATTTAAAAACCCATCTATATTTTCTATTAATTCGTCTTCATATACAACATCATTATCATCATTAAAATCTACTTTAATATTTGTATCTCTAAATTTACTACATAATTCATTCATATTTTCTACTAATTCTTCTAATAATTTAACATTAGATTCTAATTCGTCATTAGTATTATCATGTAAAATATCATCAGTAACACCCCATTCACTCTTAACATGTTGAATATAATTATTAATATTTGGATTTTTCATTAATTTTTGTAATTGCATATTAAAAACTGATAATGTTTCATTTAAAAATACAAACATATTTTTCTTAGTAACTCCATTATATTTTAATATATGACTCATAAATGATATACATTCAGTTTCTGTTCTATCTGTGCTAGTTAATGTAATTGGTCTATTTATCTGAATTTCACCCATTATCATTTTTTTAACGAGAGTTCTCATATCAATAAAATCTATTTCACTCATTATATTATATTACTATATTAAATATCCAATTAATTTAACATATTTATTCTTTTTTAATAAAAAGTTTTCCATTACTTTTTTATCCGCATGAACTTTATTACCCATAAATAACTCTATTGGTGATACATGTTCTTCTTTTTTATCTTTGTAATACATATTAGCTTTTATACCTTTTTTAATAGCAGCAACACCACCAGGATGCTCATCTATCCATTTAGTTAAATCATATACCCGTAATTCACCTTTAATATCTAATATAATCCATGTTTCTTGTTTTAGAACATCATCTATATTATATTTTTTTAGTTTTTTATCTTTTTTAACTTTCACTTTTATATTTTTGAATTTCATAAGTTTCATCAGATCGAAACATGTTTCCAATGATCCTTCCATCCACGCTTGTTTTTTAGAATAAGATTCACCACAAATATATAATTCTTTATCAGACATAGGTTTCATTATTTTTTCATATACTTCATTCATATCAACTCCGGTATCCCAGAAATGACAACCATTTTCCCAATAATGAAATAATACTTCTTCTGGTTCAGGTGGTTTTATTTTAAATAATGCATGAATTTCTTTATGAATCGCTTTAACTAATGTTTCTTTACTATTATTATATAAATTTAATAACATATCAGTATAAAATCCATCAGTATAACTAATCATGATTAACCCATTATTATAATCAATAGGTATTATATGTCTTAAATAATTATCTGTTGTTGTTCTATTAATATTTTTAAACCATGCACCATCTTTACCAACGGGATATTTAAAATATATACGTAATAAAGGTATACCTTGAACCGAATCTATTTCTTTAACATCTTTCAGATATTCTATTTTTTTTAAATTTTCTTGTGGAATTGTTAATATGATTTTTTCATAATTATATTTATAATCTTTACTTGTTTTCACTAAACTATCAGTAATTTCATCAACACCTTCACCTAGTTTTAAATTAACATTTGGCTTATATTCTAATGATTCTACCATTCTTTTTATAATTGTTGATAAACCATTTTTAAGAACAAAATATTCTGTATCATCATGAAATAAATCTTTTTTAAACATATTAATAGCAGCTTCTGCATTTAATTTAAAAAATTCACTATCATATCCAAAGCAACTATTAATATAATCAGCTGTTTTAAAATCAAATACATCTATTAAATATTGATAAAACAAAATACTTTGTAAATATTCTTTTTTAAATTCACTACGTTTAGATATAGCTTCTTTTAATAAATGAGTTATTTTACATTTATCTTTTTTTCCATTAATAATAGAATCAATAATACTTGGTAATTTAACAATATCAGATTTTAAATCAAGTTCATGTAGTAAAGTAATTAATTTATTATGTTTATTACTGAATCTTGCTGCTCCACATTCATATTGATATCCATTTTTATAAATAGTATGAACTCTACCACCAAATTCTTTTTCTTTTTCTAAAACTAAAATATTTAAATCAGTATCAGCTAATTTATATGCTAAAAACAGTCCAGATATACCTCCACCAACAATAACTATATCATAACTATCATAAAAGAACATTTTATATATATAATATAAATTATATATTTTTAATACTTATTAATCAAATAAAATTTGTATCCGTGATACATAAAAACAACCAATCCAATAATAAATAATATTAAGAAATAATTATCAAATGATTTAACATTAAAATATTTTTGCGCGATAAAAGGATAAATAAACAAAGGTGCTACAAAAAACATATGTGTCAAATATATTAAACTATAATCCATTTATATATATAGAATTTAAAATAAATTACTGAATAATATTACAAGAAACAATGAATCTACAAAAGTTAATCTGTATACATTATTATCTTTCATTATTTTGGGAACTACTTCATTATAGCAAAATTTAACTAAAAATGTTTTTACTACTAATATAATTGCTACTATAAAAAACATAGATAAACCACTCATATCCATATTATTACTTTTCATACTTTTTTTAAGAGCACCACCAATTAATCCAGACATTTATATATATTATAAACAAAAAAATATACTTATAAATATATGCCAGTGTTTAAAGATTTTAGAGCAAATACATTTTTAAAAGCATTCTTATTAAATGCAATTAGTGCTTCAATTATAGCATCATCTGCTATAACAGTAAAAGATAGATTAGATGTATTAACTAAATATGATCTTTATACAAAAATAATATTAACATTTATCATAACATTTATAATAACATTATGTTCTTTTGGGGTACTGTACTATTTATTTGGTTTTGGTGGCGGTATGATGGTATAATTTATTTATATTATATTTATAATGTTCATTTATTTAACAAATTTATATAATATGTTTATATTTATGAATTATTTTTTTAATACATATTTGGCATATAGATTTTATTTGTGGTTCAGTCCATTTTTTGTATTCGCATATGATTTTATATTCAGAAAAGAAGAATTAAAATTATTAGAAGATAAAAAAATATATTAGTAAATGATAATTAATTATTGTATGAATTTATTAAATAATGCTTTTGATTGTTCTGAATCTATTGCGATATCTAACACTTGTTTAACTGGATTCATTATCTGATTAGATATGTAAAATTTATAATCTAAATTCTTTTTATTTTCTTTAATATAATCAGGATGCTCTATTCTTTCACCTTGTAGAATCACTTTCTTTTTATATTTTGGACGACTATGATCATCTACACGAATCTTTTTTGTTTTCGGTTTTCCATTTTTATAAAAACCCATATTAATGATATCATCTTTTTTATAAAATTCACCAGTTGAAATTGATTCATCACCTACATATATATAAGCATATGGTATGCGATCATTTGCTTTTGGTTTATTACCTGGATCACGTTCACCGATTCTATCAGCCAATACCTTATGTGCGATAGATCCTGGATTTTTATAATAACTATTAAGAGTTTTTGATAATATAAATTGACTAATATGTTCTTTACCATCAATAATTCTTTTAAGAATATATTTTAACCAATCTAGTGTTTTATTAATATCTTTATCATACATAAGTTTATTGATTAAATTTCCAAAGACATATTTTACAATTGGAGCATTATCTCTTCTTTTAGTGACTAAACCCATAGATGTTCTTTTTGGTGTTTCATCTGCTGTGAACTCATATTTTTCACCAGTATATCTCTTTTTAGATATTAAGATAAATGGATAAAATGTTTTCTCATATTCTAAATCTTGTGGTGCTTTATCTTCTACATGTAGTTGTTCTGTGATATAAGTTCCAGAATCTTTACCACACTGAATACATATTGGAAGAGCATCTCTACCTTTTATAATCACACCATCACCTTTTTCTATTATAAATTTAACAAAGACTGAATCTGTATCACCATAAATTACTTCTGATGATATATTTGTAATACCATTATAAAAGTCATTATTACCCACATATTTTCTCCAAATACCGTCATCCGCCCATTTTACAACTAATCGTTTGGCATCATAAATTCTATTTCTACCGATAGCAGTAGTGCATGCAGCAATTTTCTTAAATGATATACTTGATGTTTTAGCACCTAATTGACCATATACAGAATTAGCTGTTAATTTATATGCTAACTGATAACCATCCAATACTTTCTTTTTCGATTCATCTTTTTCTAGTGCTAATAGCTTTTTAGTAGCTTTACGAGCACTTAATAATTCACTAGTTACAAGTGGTACGATACCTCTTTTCTTTTTAGGAGTTAAGAATACACAATCTATTTCTTTATGAGTTTCAATAGTTTCACCTTTTTCATTTAGTTTTTCTTCCATCACAGGTTTTTTCTCAACGACAGTTGTTCCTGGTTTAGTAATATATTCATAATCTAGATATTTAATGCGATTATAATCTTCTATTTCTTTCCATCCAAGATTATCTAATTTATCTTTGACTTGTTCATATTCACCTAAATATGTATTATGAGATAAATTCTTTTCTTTAATACTAGTTGGATATAGTGAGGCATAATCCAATACAGCAACAGGATCATCCAGATACATTCCAGTAGTGGGTTCTAATACGATTGCTCCTTCAAAACCTGAATTATCACTTTCTTCTTCTTTAAATTGTTTAAGAGTAGGAACTCTTATACCTTCTTTTGAACAGTAATAAGTCATAAGTGATTGAACTTTAATACCTTGTCCACGTAAGAATATATATGTTTGAGGAACATAACATACATTACTCATACCCATATTATTTGGGATAAAATCTTGTGATAGTAATAGATAAATACATAATTCACAATCCATAATACAATATTTAGCGATCTTTGCTCTACCAGCGGGACCACCAAATTTATGTAATCTGAACAGTTCTTGTGGTGGTACATCATCTTTATTAAGACACCATTCAGCTTTAATGTAATTATCACCATATTTTTTCTCATAGTTTTTAATTACACCTGATACTCGTATTTCCCATAGTTTATCTTTTAATTCTTCAATTTGTAAAATTTTAAACTTTTCATTATTATTATATTTAATATCACCATATTTAGTTGTGATTAATATAGATAAATAATCATTTTCTTTAAGATTACCACAATTATCAGTAGTAATTCTTGTATGATTTAAATTTCTCCAAGGATGTCTACTCTTAATTTTACCTCTCATGAAATGAGCTGCAACATTATCTAATTTATATGAGTCAAGTGATGTTCCCTTTTTAACTTCGTTTTGAACATCAAAGATAATACGACCGTCCATATGAATATATTTTAATGTGTTTTGTGTGAAATCATTATCAGATTTGTCATTAAATCCACCTAGTCTTTTAACAACATCTTTACAAATTTTATTTGTATGACATTTATAGTCACTATTTACTTTTAATTTCTTTACGATAGGTTTATCTAAATCAATAATAGATTCATGATCATTTGTATTATCTTTCATCATTCTACCCAATCTATAAAATTGATGTTTTTCGCATGCCGGTTTGTGTTCAGTTTTCCATTTACTGACAAAACATCCGCGACATTTAAATAATACATCAACTCGTTTAATGATATAATCAAAATCAAAACCGAATATATTGTATCCTGTTACATAATCAGGATTATGTTTTAACATAAGATCTTTCCATTTTAATAGTAATTCTCTTTCAGAATTACATCTGTAAATATTAATATTATTTTCTTCCATATTTTCTAAGTCATCACAAATTTCTTCATCTTCTACATAATCAGAACCTATAACAACAATACTGCGGTCATAAGGTTCTGTATCACCATATTTATGAAATACTGTTCCTATCTGAATAATAGGATCACCTTTTACAATTAATTTATTTTTATTTTCATCTTTTATTTCAGAAAAGAAAGATGTTAATTCTTTTACACATAATTCTCTAGATTTAGAATTAGTTTCACTATTTTTAAGAAGTTCTAGTATTTGACTAGAATATTTATTCATAACTTGATCTAATGATTCTTGTGAATATTTAAAATCAGAATATACAGGACTTATAATATCATCAAAACTATTATCTTTCTCATATTTGTCACGGTGTTTATCACAGAATGCTTTCTTGAATATAGATTTAATTGTATCAATTGTATCTATTGGGAAAATTTTATGATAATCAGTTATTTCAATGCATAATTTTCGCAGATCTTTTACAGGATTTGGAAAGTCTCCATGAGAACTATCACACTCAATATCAAAAGAAGCAATTATAAATTTATTAATACCACCATCAGTTACACCTTCAGTTGTTAAATCATTTATATTAATATTATATTCATGATCACAATTAAATCGTTTTTCTAATACTTCTTTTTTAACATTAATTTGTACCCATCCTGATGTTTTCAGTTCTTTTTCATGAATAAATCTAAGAATAGGATGTATATTTGATTCATATAAATTACAATCAAATCTATATTCATGATCTTCATTCGAAAGTTCTATGAAAGATTTAACCCTTGATTCAGTATTATATTGATTATATTTACAATAATCTTTTATTAATTTAATTACTTTTTTCATATCACCATGTGAAATAAATTCTAGTTTTATAAACTTATATTTTAATTCATTACCATCATTATCTGATCTAAAACGATATAACTCATAATAATCTTTTATTTCAGAAACATTATGTAAGTATTTATCTATATTTAGAAATCTCTCATTAAACCATGATTTCTTATAGAAACTATCTGGAATATTTTTATTATTAGAATCTACACGTGGAACTCTAAGATATATATAAGGACGAAATCCTGTTATATGGCATACAATATTTTTATTAAATTCTTCTTTATCGGATTTTTCACTCGATTTACCATATAAAGTTACTACAAACTCGGCATGATTATCATCAGTTTCCAGATCATCCGCAGAGATATCCAATAATTGTAGTTCAATCTTCATATATTATATTTATTTATTAATCTTAAAATAATAATTCAAATTTAATTTTATATTTAATTTTATTAATTATAGTTTTATTTGGACAAAAGATATATATTTTTTTAAAAAGAATAAATTTGATTTTGAGATTAATTATTTATTCATAATCAAGTATTTCGAAAGCCTTAAAACTTTCATACGCTTATAACCTTCAAAAACCAACCCAAACCGACCTACAACCTACCTTACTGAGTATGGCTACCACCAACGCACCGCTTCTCACCACCCCGGTCATGGAAAAGATCGAAACTTTCGTTGAGAACATCCCATCTGATGTCTTGGCGTTCTGGATGGCGACGTACAGCGCTGACCAGCTCATCGCAAAGTTCACAGACCTTCTCTCCCACCGCACGGAGGTTGTCTCTGAGCAGCCCAAGAAGCGCGGGCGTCCCGCTGGCTCCAAGAACAAGCCCAAGGATACCGCTACTGAGGTCACCGAGACTCCCAAGAAGCGCGGGCGTCCCGCTGGCTCCAAGAACAAGCCCAAGGATGTCTCCCCGACTACTGAGCTCACCGAGACTCCCAAGAAACGCGGTCGCCCCACCGGCTCCAAGAACAAGCCCAAGACACCCGATGCTCCCACCAATCGTCCCCACAAGTTCAAGAATGCCCCATGGTTTGCCGCGACTGTCATTCAGCGTGCCTGGCGCGCTCGTCACAGCCCCGCTAATGACCCAGCTACTGAGGTCACCGAGACTCCCAAGAAACGCGGTCGCCCCGCCGGCTCCAAGAACAAGTCCAATACACCCGATGCTCCTACCAAACGCCCTCGCAAGCCCGACCAACACACACGCAAGTCCAAAAAGTCTATGACTGCTGCTACCGTCATCCAGCGTGCATGGCGTACTTCTCACTAATCACAAATAATTCTGTAAAATTTACAAAAAAAACATAAAATTTAATAAACAAAAAAAAAATTAAAAATTAATAGGCAAAAAATAAGTTTTTTTACAGAATTTATTTATAATTACAAATTTATATATATATATTTATTTTTATATTTAACTTTTATTATTCTTTTAACAAATTTATTTTATATTTTATAACTTTTATTTTTTGTTTAATACATTTTTATATATTT